ACGCCGATTTCGCCAAGGGTGTAGCCGTGGGCGAGAACCTGACGGTGACCCAGAACGTGGACGTAGACGGCATCACTAATGTGGATGTGTTCGATGCCGACGACAACGCGGACTTTGCGAAGAACGTGGCGGTCGCTGAGAACCTGACGGTCACTCAGAACGTGGACGTGGACGGCATCACCAACGTGGATGTGTTGGATGCGGACGATGACGCCGATTTCGCCAAGGGTGTAGCCGTGGGCGAGAACCTGACGGTGACCCAGAACGTGGACGTAGATGGCATCACCAATGTGGACGTGCTGGACGCGGACGGGGCCGCCGATTTCGCCGAGGACGTGACCGCGAACAAGGGGCTGTCCGTGGGCGAAAACATCACGGTGACCCAGAACGCGACGGTGAGCGGGGTGGGCATTTTCGGCACACTGCTCCGGGGCACGCCGCAGACGGCGATCACGGTAACGACCAACGGCTACATCACGCCCACGGGCCTGATCCAGCCGCTGGCTGCGGCTGGGAACGTCGAGACGGCGAACCTGGCCATCGGCACAGCGGGCGATCTCCTGGTGCTGACCAACAACTCGGACACAACGATCACGATAACGGACACCGGGACGATCATGCTCGAGGGCAACGCGGAGATATCTCAGTACGACACGTTGACGCTGTACTGCGACGGCACCAACTGGCGACAGGTGAGCAAACAGACCAACTAGGAGCACGATGGCCGCGACAGCCGCTCAACGAACACAACTGAGGCGCATGTGCAACCTCGACGCAGAGGATGCGACCTATATCGACGACACGCTGGACGATTACATCGAACGCTATCCGGTCGTCGATAGCGCGGGCTATGAGCCGGATGAGGACGACTGGACGGCAACCTACGACCTGGCCGCTGCCGCGGTGGACGTGCTCTATGAGCTGGCCGCAGCGGCCGCGGACGACGTCGATTTTGTCGCCGATGGGGCGTCATTCAACCTGAGCCAGAAGCAGCGGCAATGGCTGACGCTGGCCGAGCGCTATCGGCAGCAGTCGCAGGAGACGCTGAGGCACTATCCATGCTGAGCGCAGCCGAGTTGACGGCCATGCGCGCGGTGCAGCAAGAGAGCATGTTGACCTCTTGCACGGTGAGCACGCCGACGTCCACTCCGGACGGACTGGGCGGGCAGACCGATGGGACGCCGAGCACAACATCAACGGTCTGCAGGGTGGCCCCTACGGGGGGCCGGGAGTCCGAGATCGCGGCCCAACTGACGGAGCAGGTGAGCTACACGATCACCCTGCCCTATGGGACGACGATCACGGCAGAGAGCAGCGTCGTGGTGGGAGGCGACACCTATAGGGCACTGGCCGTGCTGGATGGCGGCACCTACGCCACGGCGATCAAAGTCCTGGCGGTGAAAGTGGTATGAGCGATAACGTCAAGATTAGCCTGGACACCAAGGCGCTGGATGCGCTGCCCAAGCGCGTTCGGGGGCGGGCATCGGACGCCGTACAGCGGACGCGACACAAACTCGCTGTGGCCATCCGTGCCCATGCGCCGGTCGATGCTGGCGAGCTGAGGGATAGCGTCGAGGAGTACGACGCCGGGCCGAGCAAGGGCGTCGTCTGGGTCGATGCGGAGCATGGGATCCACGTCGAGTACGGCACCAGCCGCATGGCGGCCAGCCCGTTCATCCGGCCGGCGGTCAAGGCGGTCAAGGCCGGGTTCGAGGCCGAGGCCAAGAAGGTGTTCGAGTGAGCGAGATCACTGCGATCGTGCGCTGGGTCTACGCGACCCTGGCCGGCGACGAGACGCTGACGGACCTGCTGGCCACGGAGACGAGCATATACGACACGCGGGCGCCTCAGGGGGCCAGCAGGCCGTACATCACCATCGAGGCGCAGGTGACCGAGGACGTGAACGGCGTGGGCGGGGTGCGGATCATGAGTCGGGCAGAGGTGATGGTGCGAGCGGTGACGGAGAGCACGAGCTATGCCAGCGCCAACGCCATCGCCGACCAGGCGGATACGCTCCTGCATGGGGCTGTAATCTCGACGAACGCCGACGGGACGGTGCTGTCCTGCACGCGGGATCGAGTGGTAAGGGGCATCGACGATATCCCCGGCGGCGGGGAAGCCCGCTGGGCGGGTGGAGTGTACGACATACAGAGCCAGGCCTAGCCTGGCAGGAGGCAACCAATGACCGAGAGAGCGACCATACACCAGTTGGTACAGATCGGCGTGGAGTCCGTGGCGGGCACGCGGCCTGCCGGTGGGGCGAATCGCCGATTGCAATCTATCAGCATCAGCCCGGGAATACAGATGGATCTGAACCTGTTCCGGGCCAAGGGGTACAAGTTCCCCTCTGTGGGGGCCCAGGGCCGGGAGTGGGTGCAGGCGGCCATCGAGGGCCAGGCGGACTATAACGAACTGACCTGGCTGCTGGCCTCGATCCTGGCCACGCCTACCCCGGCGCAACAGGGGGCCACCGCGGCCTACCAGTGCGACTTTACGCCCGACAGCGACGGGCCCGACACGGTGAGCAGCTTCTATGTGGAGGAGGGCGGGTCGGTCCGAGCCCACGCGTTTGCCTACGGCCTCATGACCGAGTTCGGTTACGAGATCACCCGTCAGGCGTTCAACATCAGCGGCCAGATGATCGGCCAGGCGCTGAGCGAGAACATATCGAGCATGGGCGTCAACGAGGCGCAGACCCTATCGATCACGGGGACCCCGACGGGCGGCACGTTCACGATCACGTTCGGGGGAGAGACGACGGCAGCCATTGACTATGATGCGACGGCGGCAGAGGTACAGGCAGCGCTGGTGGCGCTGAGCTCGATTGGCGCGGGGAACATGCTCTGCTCGGGCGGGCCGTTGCCGGGCACAGCGGTCGTTTGCGAGTTCCAGGGAGACGAGGGACAGACAAATCAGGCCATCATGACCACTACGGACTCGCTGACCGGCGGCACGGATCCAGAGACTGCCGTCGCCGAAACGGTAGCCGGCGGCGCGGCCACATCGTACACGCTCAATCCCATCCTGCCCGAGCACGTGTCCATCTATATGGATAGCGCCTATGGGTCCCTGGGGACCACGTTGCTAACGCGGGTGCTCAAGGCGTCGTTCAAACTCAACAACCGCCAGTCGCCGTTGTGGCCGATCAACGCTGCGGAGGATTCGTATGCCGCGGTGGTGGAGACGGAACCCGAGGCCACGCTGGAGCTGCTGGTGGAGGCCGATAGCGTGGGGATGGGCCTGCTGACCACGGCACGGGCAGGAACCAAGAAGTTCATCCGGTTGGAGGCCGAGGGGGACGAGATCGCCAGCCCGTACAACTATAAATTCACTCACGACATGTGCGGGATCATCTCGGCGGTGGGCGAGTTCTCGGACGAGGAGGGGGTGTTCGCCATCCCCTGGACGTTTAAACTGGCCCACGACCCCACCTGGGGCAAGGCCATGGACGTGGATTTGATCAACATCATCACCGCTCTATAGGGAACAGGGATCGAGCCCGGCGCACGCCGGGCTCAGATAAGAGGAGAGAGAGGAGACAGCAAACCATGCCTATCACGTTATCGAGCCTCAAAGAGGCTGTGCGCAAGGTCCAGGTATACGTGGACGACGACGAGCTCAACGTCTGGTACAAGCTGGGCGAGCTCACCCCCGAGCGCACGGACCGGATCCGCTATCTGGTCGATCTGATGAGCGATGATGACGTCGAGGACAGCGAGCGCCCAACCCAGGCTGAGGCCTGGGCGGACATGCTGGACATCATCGAACGCTGGGACATCACCGATGACGAGGGCAACGAGCTGCCGGTCACCGAGGAGGTGATCGCGACCGTGCCGACGCCGGTGCTGGGCGTGATCCTGGAGGTAATCATGGAGGACGCCCGCCCTTCCCAGAAGAGGCCACGGCGCTCTCGCGGTGGCTCATTCTCCAGGAAGTAACCGAGACCGCCTGGTGTCCGCCGTGGTACGAGCTGATCCGAGCAGCGCGTTACCTGGGGGTGGCTCCCTGGGAGCTGGCCCGGCATCCGTCGATCTGGCTGGGCTGGGCCTGGGAGTCCGAACAGGCCGAGATCAAGGCGGAGAACCAGCGCATCGAACAAGCCAAAGGGGCTGTAGGGGCGCATAAGCGCTAACTCGCCGCGCTCGATCGCGGCATGTTACTAGAGGGGACTATGGCTGTCACCGTCGCCAAGCTCCAGGCCACCGTGGGGATGAACACCTCGGGCGTGGAGCAGGGGGCCAAGAAAACCAAAGGCATCCTGAGCGGACTGACCGCGCCATTCAAGCGCGTGGGCGGGGTCATCGGCAACGTCATGACCGTGGCCGGGGGCATTGTCACGGCGCAGCTCGCGGGCAAGGCGCTGGGGGCCATCAAGGACTTTGCGGCTGGCGCGATCGAGGCGGGCTCTGACGCCGAGGAGATGCTGTCGAAATTCGCGGTGACCTTTGGTGCGGCGACGGACAGCACGGCCGCAGCCCTGGACGCCTTTGCTGTCGAATCGGGGCGGTCGCGCTACGAGCTCAAAGCGATGGCGGCAGATTTCGGGGCGGTCCTCAAGGGCATGAACATGTCCGAGGGCGCCACATCCTCCTATTCCTCGTCTCTTGCCCAGTTGGCTGTTGACGTGGGCTCGTTTATGAACGCCAGCTCCTCGGACGTAGATCGGAAGAGCGTCGTGTAGGGAAAGAGTGTAGATCTCGGTGGTCGCCGTATCATTA